TTGGTGCCTGGGTTCCGGTATTATACGCACTGATGCCCGCCGTAGTGGCAAGGTCAGCCGTGACGCCCTGCGAGACCGAAACGCCTTCCAGTGCGGTTGCGAATGCGTCAGACTCCATCTGCCTCCACCAGTGATAGAAGATGGTGGCGGTTGTGTAACTCAGGTCACACATGAAAAAGTAGTCCGGCACAAACCCGATGGGCAGGTAGATGATTGCGCCGTCGGCTTCAAAATGTCCTGTAATAAGTTGCATGTTCTTGCTCCTAAAAGAGAGTGTTGTTATTTCTGTTTCGGTCAGTCACGCCGATTATGCACGACTGCCGCGAGTGTAGATGAGCGCCTGAATCCAGTTGTCGTTCAGGATCTTGCAGGCATACGAACATTTCCAGCCGTAAGTCGAGTACATTTCGAGAGGGCTGTTGACGGCGCTGGCAGGGTGGTGGATCAGCAGTTTGTCGGCGTTTGCGATCTTGACGTTGCCGTATGCCTCTTCTGCGATAATGGTCAGGTAGTAATTGCTACCGGACGTATAGGCGTTGTTGGTCAGACTGATTCGAACGTCTGACACCGAGCCGAACTCGCCGGGATTCAGCGGGGCACTTGTGCCATACTGATTCGTGTACTTGAACCCGGCAATAGCAGAAATGTCGTTCCTCGTCAGTGTGTGCGCGATGGCTGCAAACGCGGGCAGAATTGGACTCGTTCCCTGTCCGGTGCCTGCCGCGATGTTGCCCATAAAGTATCGAGCTTCATTTCCGGCCATGGCTTCGGTTCTGGTCTCGATATCCGTCAGGTTGATATCGGTCGCAACGCCGTCGCCATTAGTACAGGTCGTACTTGACGCCGTTCCTGAAATGACGGCACGGCAGAGGGTGTCGATGGTGATTCTGTATTGGTCGGCCAACCACTCGGTTCTTTGTGCCGCGTCCTGGTTCGTGCCCGTAACGTCCAGTTGGGTTGACGCCTTCATCCAGGCACCATACCACTTCTGGGTTGATGTCAGGTCCGTCTTGGACTGGAGTACCGGCCTGGGGTCAACGCCTTCGATCAGCGGGACCGTCTGGGCCGTGGGGCTCGCGTACCGACGCCATTTGAATGTGTCGCCTTCGTGCATTGGAATCTGGGCCGCCATACCCCAATTCGCGTGAATCATCAGGGGCATTACGCGGCGCAGAAACTTCTCTGAATAGTAAATGTTGATCGGATGGTCTATCCGACTGGTGGTCATCATGCTTGTATTGGTTGGCATTTCGGTTCTCCTAAATTAGCCGAGCTGCCCAGACATGATTTGTGCATCAAGCTCAGCAAATTCAGCATCGCTCATTCTGGAAGTAGCGGAACGCCGGTTGACTTCACCGCCGCCGCCAACTGCCGAGGCCGGAAGAACCGCGGTCTGAGCCGTTGCGGTGTTCCTGGCGTACTGCTGCTGGAGGGTGGTGTTGTTTTGGGTCTGCTGCTTGACCGTTTTGGCCTTGACTGAATTTCCGAGTTGATACGCCAACTGCATCGCAGACAGCGGATTTCTCTGCTGTTGGAGCAATTGGGCCATGGCTGGGTTGGTTGTTAACGCTTGTGTCAGGTGAGGACTATACTCGAACTGACCTGTAAATTGGTTCATGGCACCAACGACCTCGTTATAATCGGGGTGCTGGGCCTGAAATAGACCGATCTGAATTTGCTGATTGACTTGGCTTTGGATTTCCTGCTGGAAGGTCTTCAGGCCTTCTTTGGCCGCTTTTACCGTCGTGTAGTCATCATCGTCAAGTCCATCAAACGGGTTGGCCTGCGCGGGCGTCTGCTGTGCCTGCTGGGCATGTGGGGCATACTGCTGAGCTGTCTGCATCAGGTTTATTTGCTGTTGGAGTAGTTCATACTTCTCCTGAGCCTCCTGTGCCTTGGCGCTCACTTCGTCGAGCCTGCTCTTTGGAATCATCGGCTCGTCTGCGGGTGCGGCGGGGTCGGCGGCGACTTGACCCTCGGTATCGCCTACTTGTGTCGGATCAATAGCAAGTTGATCGTTCGCATCCGGTTGCTGACCAGTGGCGAGCTGTGCTTGTGTTGTATCGCCGTCTGTCATTTCTTTTGCCATTTCACTGTCCCTTCAGTATCGGTTAAAACAAAAGCCCACGGATCTCACTGCGAGGTCCATGGGCTTATTTCAGCTTGTCATGTTTTTTTCCGGGATCTCCCCGGCGTGTTTTTAAGTTGTCTTTATCTCTTCGCCTTATATCTCCTGGTGACTTCTTTGTCAAGAACAACGCCATCCTTGACGTGAACCGTAAAGTTGCCCGTCCACATTGGCGCGTCGATGAAAAGGTCGTAAACGAACTGCTTTAGATCGCTCACAGCCTTGTCAATATGGTCATGTTGACGGGGTGGTTCGTTCATGCCGAAACCCATATTAAATCTGCTGGTAACAGCGGGTTATTGGTGCCGTCTGATTTCGGATATTCATCGACCCAGAACTGCCTTCCATCCTTTGTGGTTACTATGAGATAGTCCTGGTGCATGAACGTTCCAGTACTACAGTTGCCCTTTTCAACGACCTCGATAGTGCCAATAAATTCATCGTCTATCATAACCAGATTTTCGTCTCTTTTGTCTTGTATAGTGACTCGTTTCATGCGCTCACCGCCCCTTTGGTCTCAATGAAGAACTCGCTGCTGGCTCCACGGAACCCGAAGCGAAGTCGCTCTTTGCCTTTGTACGTTACAATCGTCACATCTGCCCGGTCGTCCACGATGTATTTCAGGTGACGGTTCGCAAGCTCGTCTGTCAGGTCCACGATGTTATCCTGAATCGCGTCCTCGACGGCCTGCATACAGTTCTGGCACATGGTGGTCTTTGGTCGCTTATGTTCTACTCGCTGGATCATTGTACCTTTATCCCCGTGTCTGTGATGTGAATGACGCCGTTTCGGTCCATTCGCCATACGAGGTTATTGACTTTTTCCTTCAGCTTCACGGCGGCATCCTGCATGGCCGCCTTGAGCATCGCCTGAAACTTCTCAGGCAGTCGCTTCATGGCAGGGTCGTTCAGGCCCCGGCCTTTCGCAATGGCCTTCATGCCATGGATCACGCGCGGCGACTTGTACCCTCGCATGGCTCCCATTTGGGGTTGCATTATCATTTTCGTCCCTTTCGTCTTGGCTGGCTATTGCCCTGCTGGTTCTGCATCGCGGCCTTGGCCTGTGCGTTCATCAGATTGACCTTGGCCAGTCGTTCGGTCATGTCCATAACCTGCTCGTTCTGGAGGTTCAGGAGTTCAACTTGAGTCTTGGCGTTCAAGAGTTTGGTGTTGGCCCGGCTCTCTGCCGTGTCCTGGATATCTTCCTGTGCCCTGGCCACCTTTGAAGCCGTCTCGGCCTCTACGAGCTGGTTCATTCGTTGTTGGTCCTGCTGCATGGCCTTCTGTGCTTCGGCCTGCTGCTGCTCACGCTGCTTGATCCTGTCGAGCAATTGCTTGCGTGCCTGGATGGGCGCGGCTTCCACGATGTCCGAGAAGGTAATGACGCCGGCGGCGTCGGGATAGAGAGAACGCAACTCTTTAAGTTCAAGGTAATTTTGCTCTTGCTGGCTCTCTGTCAGGACGCCCTCTGTCGGCGTACAGTCGTAGTGCAATACCTCTGGGTCGTAGAAACCGTCTACGGGCATTTCGTTAATCATTCGCTGGACCCGGATGGGGTCTTGCCAAAGCTGATTCAGTCGGAGCATTTTCTTGCCGAGCTGGCGCTTGGCTCTGCGGAACCGCTGGAATATCCCACCATGGCCGGTCAGGGCCGCGCCTGTTCGCTGGCGGGACAAGACGGCGGGGATGTCCTTCGTATCTGAACCGAATATTTCTTCGTTCATACCGCCCACTTCGGTCGTGTCCTTGTCCAGTACGTTGAGCAATTGGAATAGGCCTGGGTTGATGTCCGGGGCCGATTCCTGTCGAAAGGCGTCATCCAGCGTGCCATCAAAGTCCTTCTTGACCACCATGACCTTGCCCTGGCCGGTGTCCCATGCGTCCTCGATATTCTTCAAGGCACCTTCTCTGACCTTGCGATATGCGTTCAATTGCGAGTCGATGATGTCAATTGCCTGGTTGAACTTGCGATTCCTGGCAAGCTGAGGGTCACGGTTGCGGCGAATGAATGACTGCAGCTTGAGTTCGTCGCGGTCAACTTCCGGTGCCCAAACACCGTGGAACCACACGACGTTGTAGTCGTCCATCTCCAGGGGGTTCACGCCGTCGAAGATGATCTCGCCATCCACGAACGTCGTGAGCTTGATGGTGTGCTTGGGTTTGTCGAACTTGCTCAGTGCGGGCGATCCGTCCGGGAGTTTCGTATTCTCGATCAGGTATTCAACCCGCCTCCGGTCGCCCTGGTATCGCTCGACAAGATCCTTCATGGGGATCTGCTCAGCCGTCAGTCTGGAAATGACCGTCGGGATGAACGTGGTCTTGCGTCGCCAATACTCTTCGTACATCCTCAGTCGTGACCGGAGCCCGTGGGTGTGGTTGTTGGAGAAGTCCCACCGGCTGGCCCCGAGACCCTTGGGGATCTTGTCA